TCCAATCCTGCCAAACCTGCAATCTTAACATAACTTGGATCTTTTTTATCTAACTCTTTTTGTATATCAACAATAGTTGGTAAAGGGGATACGACATCCATACCAATTTCTGCTGTTTGAACACTAATAGGTTTTTTAGTACGATTACCATAAACATTTTTAAATGCTGATGGTATCTCTTCTTCAGTAAGTGCTCTACGATAGTTTTCAGCCATTAATATCTTCCCGAAGCCTTAGCATTGATCTAAGTGTACGTATCTCACCCTGAGCACGATACAGTTCTTCTATCTCACCAATTTGCTCAAGTCGTTTGTGAGTCTTTGCTATCCTGTTAGCTATCTCTTCCAGAAATGGGTTGTACAACTCTGGATTGTTAATAAAAGGTTTTAAAGTATTATTCACGATTAGTTTCATTGTACCTGTTGTGGACCAGTGTTACCTGAGAAGCCCTGTTCTCCTGGCTGAGGTGCTGTTCCAGTTCCTATAGTGCCACCCCCACTACCTTGGGTATCCTGCACCTGTGCCCCTGCAGGAGCGCCCTGTGGGCTTTCTGGTGTTGGAACACCTGGTTGTACAGGTGGTGGATTAGCTTCTCTAAACTGTTTTAATATCTCAGCTTGGACCGCAGCTTCTGCCATATTGTTGCCAACCTTATCTGGATCAAGATCCATTGACTTAGCAATTTCACGTACAATGTAATCCATACGTGCAAATGGAGCAAGCGCAGGGTTTGATACGACTTGCATAAATTGCATGAGGCGTTGGCTACGTACTTCATTAGCCATGAGACTTTCTGTACCACGAGCTTTTATCTCCAAATCACCTTTAATTTCTTTGTTGAAATCAAATTGCATGTTGAAGCCAAAGAAGGCTTTACCTAACGGTGCTAATAGATAGTCATCTATATTTTTAACTACATTGCGGATAGAACCATTAGCAGCAGACATAAGCATACTAATACCAGATGCCGTTCTACCCACACCCGAAACGCCAGTTTGACCATGCGCAAAAGAAGGAAAGCCAGTGCTTTCATCAGCCAGAACTCTAGCCTTATCAAACATCTGCATGTTTTCATTAGATACGTTTGGGAACTTTGTCCCGAAGATTGCTTGACCAGGTGCCCCTCCTTGTCTCCTGAACACTTTTCCTGGATACACGGAGAGGTCTTGACCTGGGACGAGATTAGTCTCGTCTACCTCTATCAGTAGATTACCAGACAATGCTGCATTATCTACTGCCATTCGCATAAAGCCATTCATAAGTGTTTGTGTATCGTCCATGTTTTCAGCAATACCTACGCCAAAAATACTGTACGGATTCATTTCATAAGGTGCAGCAAAATAAGGAATATAAGCTGGAGTAAATGGATTCATTACAAGACGTAACACTTGTCCATTACAAACCCAGATATTCACACTTAATTGATCTACATCTTCTAAATCTTTAGGGATATCTACCCCTTGACCTTCTATTACTTCTTTATCTACAAAACCCCAAAACTCTAGAACCTCAAAACGTTCAGCTCTATCTTCTTCTGAGTTATCTTCCATGATGTGTTCCCACCACTCTTTGCGGTAGCTTTCACCAAGACTTAAAGCATTGTCTACAGCATTCTCACGGAAGTATGGACGATTCTTTAAACCACGTACTTGAGAACGTGACATTTTGTGACGTTCCACAACATACTCTGCCTCTTCCATAGTAGCTGCATCTGGGTCTGGATAAAAATTCCAAATAGACACAGATGTAGTTTGTGGAATTGTTTTATACATTGGAGAGTAATTACCCTCATCATCCCAATTAGGATATTCTTTATCTGTAGCAAACGGACCTTTCATGATCCCTGTTCCAAATAGTGCTGTTTCAAAAGCAGCAGCACGTAAATGTTTCTTTGCATGAGATTCTTCTAACTGATCATGTATCTTTTTTTCCATTTTCTTAGCTGCAACTTCTGCAGGATGAAATTGCACAGAGGTTGGAGTTTTACCATAGCCAGGTTTTACATCATCAATAACAGGTTCTAATACGCCAGATAAAGCACCTAGTCTTTCTTTAAATTCTGGTAACGTTTCTCCTGGAAGTAACTCAGCCATCTCTGCACTGACAGCTTTCTTTACTTCAGGGTTAGTTTCAAAATTAACAGTATCTTCTATACCATCTGGTAGAGTTGTAGGATCAATGCTAATTGGAAATCTATTACCACCAAACAATACTTCTGCTATCTGACCGTATGCTGCAAGAACTTTTGTTTTAGTTACTTTTACAAATACTCTGGATTTTTCTGTAGAAGTAAATTGTACATTAGGTCCATAGATACCACGGTAGTTCCTATAGGCTTGAATCCAACGTTCTTCATCTAGTTGTCTAGCTGTTTCAGCTTTACTGTATTTATCTTTAACAAACTGAACGATGTGACCTGTAAGTGGATCAGAGTAATCTTCTTCCTCTACATCTTCTAGTGCAGAGGTTTCTTCCATATCCATTATCATTTCTTCAAAATTTTCTTCAGCCATATTTTTTCCTTAGTATCCNAATGTGGGATCTGACGCTTGAAAGCCTGTNCGTTGAGCAGCAGGGTCAAAGTCAAATATATTACTACGTGGTCTAGTCATTATACCATATCTTAAAGCGTCATACAAGTGATCTTCTGAGTGTGTGTTTACATCTTCTGGATTATTTTTATCAAGAGGTAAACCTGGTATCTGAGATATAGTGTTTGTACAGCTGTTAAAAAATACTATTCTAGGTTCTTCTGTAAACTCATCTACCTGTAATCTTCTATGTACTTCGTTCTTACCTGCAACACGAGAGCCTTTTGATCTATCTGAGGGTCTCCATCGACATCCCTTCATAATCATCTGTTCAGCTAGGCTTGGACCTGTATCACCACGTTTATGCCAGAGTGATGAGTCGAGTACACCATAACGCATACTTTCACCTGACTCATTTTCTATCTCCAGTATCATATCAGCTAGGTCAGTAGCTGTGACCTTTGATACATACAACTCTCTGTATACTACTAGTTGTTCAGAGCCAGGAACGACAGTAAACCAAAGAACACCAGTGTGAGAACCATAACCATAATCGCAAGCTCTAAACTTAATCCAACTAGAAGGTATATCGTAGGAATCTACTACGTGTACTTTTCTGTTAAACTCAGGAAAAGCTGCACCTTCGTTTATGTCCCAGTCACCTTCAAGCAGCTGTCTTCTTTGATGTTCAGGTAAGGAAAGCAAGTTAGCTTCATACATCCCATCATCTGACAAGTAAGGATTGTCGAAGAGGGTGGCAGGGATAAACTTGCGTTTGAACAGAGGCTCACCCTCCCGACTATGACCCTTGGGCCAACAAATCACCTCTCCACTTTCATCAGTAGCATAGAACGATTTATCAGGAGTTTGTGGATCAATAAATGTTCTTTTTACCCACTGGTGGCCTGGACCTCCAGGGTTGCTAGTCGCTCTCATATACAGTGGCAATCCAGAAGCCCTTGTTGTACGGAGACGTGATCTCATATAATTCCATGCATAAGGTGAAGGCCATTGTGTAAGTTCGTCAAAGCCAATCCAGTTAAATGCTTGACCTTGGTATCTCATGACATCATCTTCTCTGTCGAGGTAGGACATCCACAATGTAGCACCTGATGGAGCTACCCAAGTTTTATCTCTTTCCATAAACTTTATTCCAGGTATAGCTTTGGGATAAAGTTGTTTGCTTACTGATATAAGCTCTCTAAGCTCTTCTGTACTCCTACGAACAAGTAGCATTCGTGCATTTGGATTCCCCAAGTACCGCACTGGGTCTGCAACCATCGCATAAGACTTACCACCACCTGCTGCTCCTCCGTATAAAACTTCTTGTTCTGTTGCTGCTAAAAAACTTGTCTGGGGTCCAGGATTAGGTTCAAAGATTACCTCGCTAGCTTTTTCAAAGTCTATTTCTTCAGGCTTCGGTTGGGCTGGAGCTAACTCTTTCTCTATAACCAAGTCTTTGGGTTTCGAGCTTCTCTGCTTTTTGTAACGCTTCTTTGTACCTTTTGGCGAGGTAACGTTGAGTTGAAGCTTCGTTCTTACGTTGTTGCTCAATCTTAACTCTCTTATATAAACCTACATGGGAAATATATTTTCCAGACTGAGTACTGAGCCAAGCTGACACTTCTCTGTAACTATATTGTTTAATAAACTTTTTAGCTTTCTCAAACAGTTCTAATTCTTCTGGAATTGGTAGTAGTATATCACAGTCATCAGGGTCTTGTCTATACCCAAATGGTACATGGGTTCCAACTCTTACAATTGGTTGCCATTCATATTCACCATCTACCTCTATAGGTTTAGGTAACTTCCAAGTCTTATTCGTCTTCATTGGCTTTCTGCGGTAATATAAATAGTGGATTAGCTGCAGATACTTCTACTTTTTCTGTCTTAATAAAACCACTACGATCTAAAACATCTTTTGCAGCTGTCATCTTTTCTTTATTACCTAAGTCTGTAGGATTATTCATAACCTCAAACATTGAGTATGCAGCTTTTACAGCTGATGAACTAATAAACTTTTTAGTTAGATCTGCAATTTCTTCTGCTAAAGACTCTGAAATAGCTTTTGTAGATACTCCATCTGCATAACCTGCAAGTTTTCTAGCTGTAACTAAATTACCTCCGGCTTCTTCAAACAGTACGTCTAAGAACTTCTGTTGTTTTTCTGTTAAGTTTCTTGCCATTATGTCACCATATAAATTATAAAACCTAGAGTTGTTGCACCTGCTAAAAGCATGACGCCTGATATACTCCAAGTAATTATTGCTTCTTGTATTTCTGCTTTACGATACTCTTGGTCTTTCTTTTGCTTACGTATTTTACCCTCAGTAGCTACAAGCTCATCCCAAACAGATGGGCCATAAGTAAAACTAATCCAGTCTTTTAGTTCTTTTCTCATAGCCTCTGCTTTCTTTTTAGCTGTAAATATCTCTAGAGCTTCTGCTTCAACAGAACCTCCCATGGCTTTCCACCAAGGAGGGTTCTTGTTTTTCTGCTCTAAGTAGGACAGGTCGCTCATGCTGCTAGCCCACTGATTTAGTTGACCACCCATTTCTTGAAGATCTTTTCCGAATTGGAAGCCTTTCTTCAAAGCATTGAACGCTACGGTAGCTCCACCGATAATTGTTACTGGGTCCACGAGCCTCCTCCCAAAGTACTCCTAGTATCATTAAAGAACTAATTGTGTTTTTCAAAGAGCTTTACCTGTCAGTATAACTCTTTCTATATCACATCTACCTATTCCTAAGTCTTGCAGTTCTCTGTCAGTCATATTATAAAGTTGCATACGTGCAATCTTACGTCTAGCTGACTCTGTTCTTGCTTCTATTATCCTATTAAATAATCTCTTAAACATTTTCTACTCCTATGTTAGCCCTATCTGGACAGGAGTAGTTATACTATATTTTACAGTTACTTACTACAGACAAAAATGCAATCCCGTTATGCCTTTCCTACAATTTTCTTAACAATTTTAGTTGTCCAAGCTTCATTCTCTGGGGTATCAGGATCATCAGATATGTAGTGACCCTTATCATTACGAGCACGAACCATTTCTGTTTCTTCTACTTCTACTTCCTNTGTCACAGAACCATTAACAAAGTCTAGTATCTCAGATATAGAAACAGAATCATCTTTGGATATCCAGTCACCGTACCCTCTTTCTTTTTCAGCAATTACTTTGTTATCGTCTGATAAAACTCTATTACCTTCTAGTTTCATTATCTACCACCACTACCAAATTTAACTGTTGGTTTTTTATTTCTTCTTTTTCTAACTCCAGGAACTCCACCACCTTTACTTAAATCTTTAACGTAAAGACCTAATTTAGTTAATTCACCTAAAAGTTCATCTATTAAAGAACCTGGATTTTTATCTACTTTTTTATTTCTTAGTGTAGCTAATTTTTTCTTTGTAGCTTTTAACTTTTTACTTGCAGCTTCACGTTCACCAATACTTATCTTTTTAATATCAGAGTCAATCTTTTTTATTTTATTTGTAACAGTAGTAGGTATTTTTAAAGGTCTAAGATTACCTCCCCCATTAATAAATGTTGTTGTAACTTTTTCTATAGCTAAAGAACCTGGTTTAGCTACAGGGGGTTCACCTGAACCTGGACGTTTTTTAGGCTTAACAGTCTTTTTAGTAGCACCTGACTTTGGTCTAGGCTTAGGTTTAGTCACCTTTTTCTTTGCCTCGTCTTCTTTTGTATTAGTAGTATATCTTTTACCTTTCCAAGTAAAAACTTTACCTGCACCTTGTGCTTTACGTGCAGCTACAAAAGCTTTCTTAAAGCTCATATCATCATATTTACCTGCCATTGTTATTTACTCCTTCTAGACATACCACCGTAAAACATTCCTGTCTTACGCATGTCACTTACTTTACCACCTTTGGCATAACCTTTTTTCTTAGACATACCACCTTTGTTCATGTAACCCATTTTGTTACGAACTGCTGTAGGTAATTTTTTTAAACCTGTTTGATCATCTGTTGGTTTTTTTAATTTCATTGCGATACCACCTTCGTTAGCTCTAAATTTTCTTGTTTTCTCTGCAATCTTTTTAGGTTGCTTTACAAACTGTTTACCTTTTGCTTTGCCTTCTCGTTTAGCTTTTGTAGTTGCTGCATACTCAGAAGACGACAAAGACTTTATAGCTGCTTCAGGTAGATACCTTTCACCAGTCTTAGCACTAGGCTTTCCACTCTTTGTTCGCCACTTTTGTTTTGTCCAATTTTTTAGACTTTTTTGAGGGGCTTTCATTACTTGTAGCCCCCACCCTTTGCTTTGTATTGTTTTGCCAACATCTGTGCTTTTCTGGCTGACCATTGGCCTGGGCCACCGCCAGAACTTCCAGCCTTGATTGAGTTGAATAAAGTCTTGCGCATCCCAGGCTTGGTATAGTTACCTGCTTTATTGACACTAGATTTCTTTTTCATTTTTACTACCCTTACGTTAAAAAACAACCCCACCAGTTTTAGCAGGGTTGTTACTTTTTATGAAAGTACTACTTTAACCGTTACGTTATCACTAGTAGCTGCTAAGATATTCATTATAACAGTATCACCAATAGCGTCAGGTATCGCAAGAGTGTAATTACCTGCCTCTAGTTCTAAATCGTTAGCACCACAGTTTGCTTCTGCAGTACCAAAGTTAATTAGAAACTCTTGGTCAGCGTGAAGATGTACAACTCTAAAACCAGTGCAGGTAAAATGTGCAGTGTTACCTGCAGTATTATCTACGGTTACTTTTGTTTGTACAC